TAGAGTTTCTTTTGCTGATGGAAATACAAAAGAAGATTTTGAACTTGATCAAGAACTTACTGCAACCACTGGATACAGAGGATTCAATTATCTTAACTATCTTAAAGTTAATGATACGAGCGGTAATCTACTTGTTGGCGCTAATAATACGGGGGACAGCGGAGCTGGCGAACTTGATGTTAATGTACGGTCGTATTTCTCTGACCCTGATATTACTCTTGACGGCACTTCTGCTCAGACACTGGATAAGACTGGGGATGGTGACCTTACCTTCCAGTTAACTCAGAACACTGCCACAAATAGAAACTTTAATATTCTTACAACCAATGCTGGTGCTGGTTCCAGCAACATTATTATTACTGCTGAAGATACTGTACAGATTAATGCATCAGAAGCAGCAGGTAAAGTTCATGTAGAGGATACAAAATTCCAAGATAATTACATCGCCACAACCAATGCGACGATGAATCTGGACCCTGGTGATGATCGTGCAGTCACTGGTTTGGTTCGTGTCTGGGGCAACCTTCAGATTGATGGCACAACCACTACAATTAATTCCACACAATTGACTGTAGATGATGTCACTATTCTACTTGGTGGTGATACTGTTCCTACAACTGATGATAATCTAGATCGTGGTATTGAATTCAACTATTATGACACCGAAGCACGCTTAGGTTTCTATGGTTGGGATACTAATTACACTGATTTGGGTGGTCATGGTGGTGGATATCGTTTCCTTCATGCTGCTACAAATACTTCCGAGGTCTTTACTGGCACCGATTCTGGTATCATTGCAGGTAACGTAAAACTTACAACAGGCACTAACTCAACTACTAATACAACTGGCGACTTGGTAGTTGCTGGTGGTGTTGGTATTACTCAAGATGTAAACATCGGCGGTTTGTTGGATGTTGACAGTACATTCAGAGCAAATAGCACATCTCGCTTCGACGATACGATGGTGCTCCGTGGTGCTTCTAAGTCACTACAATTCCAGAATGGTGCAGGCACAGTTAAGTCAGAGATTCATACAACCTCAGGTAATGCAGAGTTTGGTGGTATTGTAACAGTTACTGGTGCAGTTGATCTTAATAGCACATTGAATGTTGCCAGTTCTGTCCACTTTGAAGCAACTGATGAACCTTCATTCGCACTGAATGCAGGCACTGGTATTTGGGAAATCCAATCCTCCGACTACGGATCATTCCGATTTGATGGTGGTGGATATATTGCTGGCGACTTCATGTTTGACAGCGACGTTGTTATCAACGGTACTATTCTTCAGAAAGAATCTGCTACAGAAGACTTCAACGAGCAAAACTTCCTGAGAGTTCGTCGTAAGTTTGAAACTGGATCCGTTCAGGTTTTAACCCCTGATTATGCTGCACATACACAATCAAACGCCAGAGTCTTTGGTGGTGCTGGTATCGGTACTACTCTTCATATCGGCGGCACATCTGCCAACGAAGGTCTGTTTATTGGTAAGAAAAGTAATAGCGATACAGTCAAGTTCTCTGTCTTAGGTGCATCTGGTAATACTGATATTGAAGGTACTCTCAATGTTGAGGGCGAAGTTACTATCCAAGATAGCGTAATTATCAACGCTGCCAACGAAGTATTCTCTATTAGAAATGGTTCTGGAGTTGCTAAGTTTGATGTTGATACTGATAATGGCAACACCTTAATTGAAGGGACATTAAATGTTAATGGCACTGTCGATGTTGATGCAGACTTTGCAGTTAGAAACGGAACAACGGATAAATTCTTTGTTGATAATGTAACTGGTAATACTGATATCCAAGGCACATTAGATGTCAACGGTGCAACTGAGATTACAAATACTCTGGATGTCAGCAACGCTGTCACATTCGACCAGACACTTCTGGTCCAAGGCAACTCCGAGTTTAACGGCACGGTTGATGTTGATGCCAACTTCGCTGTAAGAAGTGGTAGCACGGATAAGATGACCGTGAAGTCTTCATCAGGCAACATCGCAACTGATGGCACACTGGTTGTCCAAGGTCAGACAACTATCAATGACTCTCTGATTGTTGATGCTGCTAACGAAGTCTTCTCTATCAGAAATGGATCTGCAGTTGAGAAGTTTGGTGTTGATGCTGATAACGGCAATACAAATATTGTTGGTACATTAACTGTTGGTGATCCAACTCAAATTAATGACACTCTTGGCGTCTCTAATGTTGTAAGTTTCACAAGAAATACCCAACAAACTCTAACTGGTTCTTATGCTGCTGATGGTGCATTCCGTCTGACTGGTGGTGCTGGTATTGGCAAGAATCTTGCAGTTAGTGGTGACGCTAGAGTCTATGGTGGCACTGAATTAACAGGTGCTCTAGACCTTAATAGTAGTGCAGATATCTCTGGTGCTTTAGTAGCACACGATAACGTTACTATTACTGCAGACAATAAATCATTTGCTATTCAAAACGCATCTGCTGCGAACAAGTTTACTGTAGATACCGATAACGGTAACACTGATATTCGTGGCACCCTAGACATCGGTGGTGATGTAACTGCCGAGTCCAATCTTACTATTACAGGAAATCTAACAGTCAATGGAACAACAACTACTGTTAATTCTACGACAACAACTCTCGATGACCCTATTATTACTCTGGGTGGTGACACAGCACCAACGTCTAACGACGCTAAGGACCGTGGTGTTGAGTTCCGTTATTACGACGGCTCTGCGAAAATTGGTTTCTTCGGATTCGATAGAGGATCCCAACAATTTGCATTCCTGACAAGTGCAAGTAACTCCTCTGAAGTTCTTTCTGGTACAGATGGTGCTCTTCGTGCTGGTTCTATCAATATTACTGGTAGTGGCACATCTCTTGATGTTGATGCAAATGCAAATATTGACGGCACTCTGACTGTAGATGGTCAAATCATCTCTCAAGTTTCTTCTGGTCCTGCACTGGTTATTCCTACAACCAATAAGATTGCCAATCTGAATGCTGACCTTCTGGATAGCATGACGACTGCTTCTGCGGCAACTGCAACTACTGTTGTTGCTCGTGACGGTAGTGGAGACTTTGCTGCAAATATCATCACAGTTGCTTCTGGTGTAGGTGCTGCTGCTGGTATTCAAGGTAATGCTCTTACTGCTGATACACTCAAAACAGCAAGAAATATTGCAGTTGCTGGTGTTGTTGCTGGTGATGCTGAGTTTAATGGTGCTGGTGATATTACAATCACTACGACATATGTTGACGCAGACATTACTGCACTCGCCGCTATGGCAGGAACTGGTTTTGTTTCCAGGACTGCTGCTAACACATATGCTCAGCGTACACTCGCTGTCACAGCATCTTCTGGTATTACACTGACGAATGCTGATGGTGTTGCTGGTAACCCAACCATTAACGTTGCTTCTACAGCAAGCAACTCAGCAAACAACCTTGTTCTTCGTGACGCATCTGGCGACTTTGCTGCTGGAATTATTACTGCAGCATTAGTTGGTAATGTCACTGGTCAAGTATCTGATATTAGCAATCACGATACTGGAGATCTCTCCGAAGGATCTAATCTATATTTCACGAATGAGCGTGTCGATGATAGAGTTAATGCTCTTATTGTTGCTGGCACAGGTATCACCAAAGCATACAATGACGCAGCAGGCACCTATACGCTTACTGTAACGCAGGTAGACATCGATACCGACAATGTAACAGAAGGTTCCACAAACCTCTTTACAACCGCTGCTAGGACCCGTACACACTTCACATATGGTACAGGTATTGAACTTAGCGGTGCAGGTGCTCTGAGCGTCACTCAGGCAGACATTAATACCGACAATGTAACAGAAGGTTCTACTAACATCTTCTACACAGAAGCACGATTTGATACAAGTCTTGCAAGTAAAGATACTGATGATGTAACTGAAGGTTCCACAAATCTGTACTTCACTAATACTCGTGCAGATACTCGCGCTAACTTAAGAGTTGCTGCTGCTACAGGTAGTAACCTCGATCTTTCAGAGAAGTCTACTTCTGATCTTTCTGAAGGAACTAACCAGTACTACACTGAAGCAAGAGTTCAAGATAAACTTGATAATGCATTTGCTCAACTCACAGCAATGCTCAACAATCTTGCAACTACTACAACTCTTGTCTTGAATCTGTCTGGTGATCCTACCCCTGGTGACGTGACTGCGCTTAACAATGCTTCTCTTGCTGGTGGCACATTGTATAACACTGCTACTGGAGTCGCTACCACCTCAAGCGGTAGTGGCACTGGATTAACAGTAGATATCACTGCATCTGGTGGTGCTATCACTGCAGTTGCTATCAATGGTGATGGTTCTGGTTATGTTGTTGGTGAGACTATTACAATCACAGGTGGTGGCGGAGACGCTACTATCGATGTCTCTGCTGTTACTGAGATGGCAGTTGGAGATACTGTCACAGGCAGTACATCAGGCACCACAGGTGTTATCACTGCTGTTGGTGCAAGTTCAGTTACTGTTGACACTGTTGACGGATTCTTTAAGAAGACTGAGACAGTATCTGCTGGAGATGTTTCTACATTAACAATCACTTCATTCGCCTGATAACAAATGACCGCTACAAGACCCGCTTCTAAAACAGAGTTAAAAAACTACGCTCTTCGTAGATTAGGTTTTCCTGCTATTGATATCAATGTATGTGATGAGCAGTTGGATGACCTAATCGAAGAAGCAATCGATTACTATCAAGAGTTTGCATATAACGGCAGTTACAAAGCATTCATCAAAATTGAAGTAACCGATGCGATTAAAACTGCGGCTAAAACTGGTAGTGCTTTAGGTTCTACTGATTGGACAGAAGGAAATGAATATGTATCACTTCCCCCTGGAGTCTTGGCAGTCAATCATGTCTATAGTCAGATTGGTGCTTCTAGTGTAACTCCTGGTAATATTTTTAATATTAAGTATCAGATTTTCTTGAATGATATCTATGCAATGACGCATGGACATATCCTACATTACTTTATGACTTCACAATATCTTGAGACTCTTGATTGGGTCACAAACTCAGATAGAAATCGTAGAGTTAGATATAATGAATATCAAGGAAGATTGTATTTAGATTTTGATTGGGCAAATTTACAAGCAGGCAATCAAATTGTGGTAGAAGTTTTGATGCGTCAAGACCCTGATACATACACTGCAATGTACAATGATGCCTGGTTGAAAGATTATGTAGAATCATTATTCCAACAGCAATGGGGTCGCAACCTCAGTAAGTATGATGGAATTCAAATGCTTGGTGGTGTGACTCTGAATGGTCGCCAGATTCTCGAAGATGCGAGTCAGTTCAAGAAAGATCTTGAAGCAGATATTCGCAAGACTTACGAACTCCCTCCAATGGATTTAATCGGTTGATATGACTTATAGAAACGATCCCCCAGAAAATTGCATTCAGTCGGACTACACTAGTAGTTGCCGACTAAATCTAAATGGTTCTTCCCAGGAACAAATGTTTATGGGAAATCTGATCATCGAGAGTATTGAACTCTATGGTCAAGATATCTATTATCTACCCAGAACATACGTAAATAAAGACACGATCTTTCAAGAAGTAGAAAGTAGTAATTTCACACAAGCACTTTCTATCAGAGCATATGTTAATAATGTAGATGGGTGGGAAGGTCAAGGAGAACTTTTAAGTAAGTTTGGTGTTCGTATTGAAGATAAGACAACCTTTATCTTCTCTAGAACTAAATTTACTGAGAAGGTAGATGATAATGCAGCATTAAATGTGGAGGGTCGTCCTAATGAGGGTGACCTTATTTGGTTTCCAACAACAAAACATTTGTTTGAGATTAAGTTTGTAGAAGCAGAAAGACCTTTCTATCAGTTAGGTAAGGGTTATGTTTGGGAATGTCAGTGCGAACTGTTTGAATACAGCGACGAAAAAATTGATACTGGCGTTGCTGAGATTGATGCTATCGAAACTGCCTTTGCCAATTCCATTAAGTTGGTTATGGATGCTGGCGGTT